CAGAGCTGAATCAGTCCGGTGTGCAGACATATGTTGATCACATGTACAATATGGTGCTGGTGATCTGCGGAATGCCGAACCGTTCCGGTTCAAGCGGCGGAACATCTGACAACGGCATTGCAGTGGAACTCCGTGACGGCTGGGGTGCCGCAACGACAAGAGCGAAATCCACAGAGCTGATGTTCAAGAAATCCGAGAAGGAATTCCTGAAGATCGTTCTGCGGATGTGCAATGCATTCACGAAGTCATTCAGTCTGAAGATCGGTGATATTGATATCCGTATTGACAGGTGGAACCACAACAACATCCTCACCAAGTCCCAGGTGCTGACAACGATGCTTACCAACAATAAGATCCATCCGCGTCTCGCATTCCAGGCCTGTGACATGTTCGTGGATCCGGAAATGGCATATCAGATGTCAATGGAATGGTTTGCCGAACATCCTGAAGAGGAAGGAGAAGATGCTAATGAGCAGACGTACTTTGTCTCCGAAGACGATAGAAGCACTGCGGACGATTCTGTTCGTTCATGAGAATCCCGCAGAAGTAAAGATAGAGCATGGTAAAATAGTAGTGGTCGAAGTAAAGCGAAAAGTCGCATCTAAAGAGAATCCCGACCAGGAATAAGGAAACCCAAAGGGGTATACAGCGAAGGCTGTGTATCCCTTTTTTCTTTTATGTATATCGCAGAATTCGATGAGATCCATGCTCTCGCAGAACATCTCCTTCTGAATTATTCAGAGGATGAAATCGTTGAATATGTCGTTGATTATCTGACAGACGCATACATCCGGGGAAGGAAGAAGACCTGTGCAGACCTTGACTGGGACTGGACAGATTACTACCTGCTCGGATGGGATGAATGGCAGGAAGAAGTGATCTTCAAAAAGTTTGAAGGCAAGGATGTCCGGGACCGTGTCCGGGAATATGTCCGGTCAATGGATACCGAGTCCCTTGCAAGAGTGATCACAACAGAGGAACACAGAGACTTCGAGACAGGCGGGTATCAGCAGGCTGAAGACATTCAGCAGGAATCCCACAGAATTGTCCGGAAGGTCTGGAACACCATGGAAGATGACCGTGTCCGTGAGACACATGACTATATCGGCGGAATGAAGGTGCCGGTCACATCAAGGTTCTACACATTCGATGGAGACTCAGCAATGTTCCCCGGCGGATTCAGCAATGTGGCAAATAACGTAAACTGCCGCTGCTGGCTGACATTCACATGGTAACAACCGGGATTGCCCGGCGAAATACATGACAGGGAAGTCATTAAAACGCAACTGACAGGGAAGTCATTAAAACGCAGGAGAAAAAAAAGAATGGCAACACTTAAAGAACTTTTGGGAATCGAACTGAATGAGAACCTCACCGAGGACGACCTGGTCAGCGCAATCCAGGCAAAACTGTCTCAGACAGATACATCCGAATCGGAGAAGTCTTTGAAGAACATGATCTCCAAGAGAAACAGCGAGATTGCGGAGCTAAAGACCAAGCTGAAAGACCGCATGACCGCAGAAGAGCAGGCAGAAGCAGAACGTGCCGAACGCATCAGCTCCCTTGAAGCTGAGGTGGCATCCTACAGACGCGAGAAGGACATCAACGCCCAGTATGCCGATTATATCGGTCTCGGCTTTGGTGAAGACCTTGCAATGGAAACTGCAACTGCACTGGTCGATGGTGACCTCAAGAAGGTGACATCGAATCTGAAATCGTTTGTCACAAATCTTGTACAGGACACACAGAAGCAGACTCTTGCGAATGCGATGAAGAACATCAGCGCGCCGGAAGGCGGCACGGATTCAAAGGTTTATACCCGTGATGACATCCGTAAGATGTCCGGACCGGAAAGACTGAAGTTTTATCAGGAGCATCCGGATGAGTACAAACAGATTTACTCAGAATAAAGAAAGGAGCCAATACACATGGCTAGCACAGACAGATTCTCAGCCAACACAGGCTATGATAATTTCTATCTTGAGACACTGATTGAAGACCAGTTTCTGACACATCTCGATCTGTCCCGTTTCTTCAAGGTTGATAACAACCTCGTTGGAAGACCGGGCATGAAAGTCATCGTCAATACATACAGAGCTACTGACGGTACAGAAAAGCTGAAGGTTACAGAAGGCAACACAAAGGCTATCGCCGCTTCCATGACACCGAAGGAATACGAGATTCTGCTCGCACAGAACCGTTTCATTTGGTACCAGGAAGAAGAGCTCACGGATCCTAACCTGATCATCACAGGCACACGCCATATGGCTACCGATATGTTCAACACAATGAACAAGGACATCATCGGCGAACTGGCTGATGAAGGCATTGAAGAAGTTACTGTAACTGGTACAGATTACTTCTCTGCATTTGTTGATGCACAGGCAAAGCTCGGTGTTGAAGCAATCGATGCAGGTGCTCCGGCTACATTTGCTTTCGTTCATCCGACAGACCTCGCTGCAGTCCGCAAGGCACTGAAAGACGATCTCAAATATGTTGAAGCTTACAGCAGAGCCGGATATGTCGGTACAGTTGCCGGTACAAACCTGTATGTTACAAACGCAGCTACTGCCGGTACGATCAACCTTGCAACTGCTGATGCTCTGACACTGTTCGTCAAGACAGGTACAGAGGTTGAACAGGAAAGAGATGCCAACACACGTAAGAACACGGCTTACTCCCGCAAGTACTACCTGGCCGCTCTGACTGACGCAACAAAGGCAGTCAACATCAAGAAGGCTTAATCATAAAGGAGAGACAGAATGGAAGACGCTGTAAAGAAAACACTGCTGGAAAGCATGACTGATGAAACGGATGATGACATTCTGTCTGTCGCATTAGATAACGCAGAATCAGTAATTCTGAATCGCTTGTATCCCTTCGGTGCTGACGGAACCATCCTTCCCACAAGATATGGTTATCTGCAGGTAAGGATCGCCGCATACTTTCTGAATAAGAGAGGAGCGGAAGGCGAAGTCCAGCACAATGAGAACAATGTGTATCGTTACTACGAAAGTGGGGATGTTCCGAACAGTCTGCTTGATGAGATCGTTCCCTTTGCGGGAGCAATCAGATGAAGCAGCTTAAACGGAACAAAGTCAGATTCTACTACGCAAAGCTGAATAGTACTGAACGTGTGGAGTACATAGATCCCGATGGAAACCGCACCGGCCAGTACTATCCGGCAAGGATGGAACCGGTCGAGATTTGGGGCAATGTCTCAGCCCCGTCCGGTTTCGCCAACGTAGAAAAATTTGGCAGTATCGTCAGTTACGATATCAACATTACCCTGGAAGATCCGAATACACCGATTGACGAAGAGACAGTGCTGTGGGTATACACTGATCCGCTGAAGGATGAACCGTTTGACTTTGAAGTCAGACGAGTCGCTCGGACGCTGAACAGTGCCACACTACAGTGTGCTCAGACGAATGTCCATGCAGGATAAAAAGATCACCGTTGATGCTTTCGATGGGAAGTCCTGGGACAACCTGTACCGGGAAGTAGAAGAGTATAAACGGTGGCTTACCGAACGTGCCGGAGTGTTCGCACAGAAGATGTCAGAAGAAGGATTGACTCTTCTGAACTTCAATTACGAACGTGCCGAGTATGCCGGGCTGAAAGACTATCAGTGTGATGTGGTACCTATATCACTTGCAGATGATGTTTGGTCAGCCGGTATCAAGGCGGAAGGCGAAACGGTACTGTTCATGGAATTCGGAACGGGTATTGCGTTTGCGAACTCCCATCAGTTTGAATACGGCTTTGCTCCGGGTTCATATGGACCACAAGGTCTGAGCTCAAAAGGCTGGCTGTATCAAGGACCTCCCGGTCCTAACCCCCCATTTGGGACCGAGGAGTCCTACAAGAAGGAAGGGTTTACCCATACATACGGTAACCCGGCAAGCGCAGGCATGGCTGAAGCTATAAATGAAATCGAGAGGAAGATCGCCAAGATCGCTCAGGAGGTGTTCGCATGATCGACAAGGAAACTGAAATATACAACCTTATCCGGAACTATATTTCAGATGATGTGGACATCATCACGGACATGATCCAGGCTCCGGCGAAATTCCCATGCATTTATATGCAGCAGACAAACAGCCTTCCGAGAAGGGAAACACAGGAAGCAGATGAAGAATATGCGTTACTGATGTATCAGTTTGATATCTATTCCAATAAAGTCGTGGGCAGAAAGTATGAATGCAAACAGATCGCACAGCAGGTTGATGCCGTGATGAGACACCTCAATTTCACACGGACTGCATTCATCCGCAATTACAATCCTTCTGAAGGAACTGTATATACGAACGATGTCCATGACGAAAACATTGACCGCTATATCCTTCGCTATGAAGGAATGGCATCTGAAGAGCATTATTACAGGAGGTAAAAAAATGCCGTCTTCAACATATAAAACATTTCTGATGTACAAGGGCACTGGACAGGGCGCTACCTGGCAGAAGCTGATCGACATCAAGGACACACCGGATGGAATCATCTCTCAGAAAGAGAAGATCGATGTCACCAGTCTTTCTGACGGCGAACGTGTGTTCGTTGATGGCATCGGTGAAGGTGCTTCCGATGGTATGCCGTTCACATGCAACTATTCCCTCGAAGACATTCAGACGATTGAAGGTCTGAAAGGCCAGGAACTGGACCTTGCCATCTGGTTCGGTGGAACTGATCCGACAACTGTCGGCGGCAAAGCGGTTCCGACGGGGGAATTGGGCAAGTTCGGCGGAAAGGGCACGGTGGATTATTATCTTCCAGGTGCGGGCATTAACGAAGCCCGTGACATGGTCGTCAATATCACCAAGACTTCTGCCTGGGCAAGAATCACAGAATAACCAAATGCGGAGCACAGTCTCCGCTTTATGCCGATAACAGACTGACGGCAGTGCGACTCTGCCGGTCGGCTCAATATCTCAAAGGAGAGGAGAATTATAATGATTCAGATTGAGTACAAAGATGAGGTTTACACACTGGGATTTTCCCGCAGAACTGTTCAGCAGATGGAAAAGCAGGGATTCGTACTGGAACAGGTAATGTCCAAACCGGCAACATTCGTTCCGATGTTCTTCCGTGGGGCCTTCCTGATGCATCATCCGAGAATCAAGGAAGAACTGGTAAATGAGATCTTCAACAGTATCACGGAAAAGGACGACCTTCTTGTGGCACTGATCGATGAATATCAGGCTCCGCTGAATGCGATGTTCGATGAACCGACCGAGCCGGAAAAAAAGGCGACCTGGAAGAAGATTTAGCCGAGCTGTCTTCTTCCGAGCAGAAGCACAAATCATGCTCGGATATCTTTCATGAACTGGCACCATGGTATATCTCAATCGGAATGACATATGAGCAGTACTGGGATGGCGACGCAGAGATGTGCGCTGATTACCGGCATGCTCATGAATACCGGCAGATCGAGCAGAACAAGATGATGTGGATACAGGGGCTGTATGTGCATGATGCATTTGCAGTGGTGCTATCCAATGCATTTGCAAAGAAAGGTTCCACTCCTCAGAAGTACACGCAGGAACCGTATCCGATCAACAATAAGATGCTCAAGGATATTGATAATCAGAAGGCCAGAGAAGCACAGGCAAGGATCCTGGGCTTCATGAAAAGAAGCATTAAATCGCAGAATAAATCCAAAGGGAAGGAATAATAACCTTCCCTTATTAAATAAGGAAGGAGGTACGCTATGGCTGATGGGGTAAAGATTACCGGACTGCAGGCTGATGTGAAAGTCAACATAGGTAAGGCTGTATCAAGTCTGAACAAGCTTTCCAAAGCACTTGCCACAGTTCAGATCGTTGCCGGAAACGGACTGCATGGTGAGAAGATCGTGCAGGATGCAGACAATATCGGCAAGGCTGTTCTCACGGCATCGCAGGCACTTGGTGCATTCAGAAAAGCACTCGGCGCAGGTTCTGCTGCAGGCACTGCACTCGGCAATCTGAAGAACAAACTGAATGCCGCCAAGGAAGGCGCTCAGGGATTGTTTGAAACAGCATCCGGGAAAGCCAGCAAGGTACTTGAACAGAGTCTTGAGAACCAGGACGAACAGCTCAGCAGGCTGAAGGACTCATGGGATGAATTCAATCAGAAGACATCACAGGTCCATACAACACAGGCCGATAAAAAATATGAAAGCCATGCTCCGTTTGACTGGGAACAGCAGAATGCTTTTAACCGGGCACAGGGAAACACAAGAGAAGATCTTCTTGCCAAGCAGACTGCCGGTCTTAGGGGCGGCGGAAAAACAAGAGAACGCATTCAGGAAATCCAGCAGACGAACAATGCACTGGAAGAACAGAAAAGCAAGTTGGATATTTCCGGGGCTTTCTGGGAATCCCTCGGTACTGCTGTACGGCATACATATAATATTCTAACAATGGCAGGGAATGCCGCACTGAAGACGGGCGGAATACTTGCCAGTATCGGAAAGTCTGCAATGTCAAAAGTGGCAGGTCCTCTCATCTCCATGGGCAATGCTCTGCAGGGATTCTTCCACAGAGTACTGACCGTCACGCTGACAAGACTCATCCGAAACGGACTGAGACAACTATGGTCGGCAATGTCTGATGGCGTGAACAACATGTATCAGTGGAGTTCCGTTGCTGATGGAATCTTCGCAGGATCCATGGACCGTATCGCAACATCAGCGAACTGGATGGCAAACAGCCTTGGTGCCGCACTCGCTCCGGCCATCAATGCGCTGGCTCCGGTCATTGACTGGGTAGCAGGAAAACTTGTCAGTCTGCTGAATCTGATCAACCAGGTAATCGCACTGCTTTCCGGCCAGGGATTCTGGACGAAGGCGACAAAGCAGGCTACCAAGTTCGGACAAGCCGCTACAGGCGGACTCGGTTCCGGCGGTGCAGGCGGTGCCGCTAAGGAACTGAAAGAAGAACTCGATCTCATCCTCGCATCATTCGATGAACTGCATCTGCTGGATAAACCGAAGGAAGACAATCCTTCCAGCGGGGGCGGTGGCGGCGGAGGAGGCGGGGGCGGTCTCGGAATCGCTTCCGATATGTTTGAAAATGCCGCATTCGATGAAAGGCTGAAGGCTCTCATTGATGCCAACGACTGGTATGGAGTCGGTGCGTATTTTGCTGAAAAGCTGAATGCACTGACGGAAGCCGCTGACAAATGGATCCTGAATGTGTTTGAACCATG